GGCATCTGTGTTAAGTCGGCAGGCTCAGAGCGGGGCTTTGGTCCCCGCTCTGGGCAGACCTAACCATCGTCTAGTTCAGAGTGTTTGAGCTATATGGGTTACAAGTGTTTCCCTGCATAGCCTTTGCCTTCAAGCATTCAAACTCTCAGACGATGTCGAATCTGATGCTAACGCGCCAGCGCCCAGGTGAGGACAAGGAGCTAGCCCTACGTAGGGCGAAGACCTTGTACCCAGGCCGTGAAGTAGTTTTGGAAGAAGCGGGTGAACCAAGTCTCCAGGCTGGGAAAGGCAAATCGCAGTCCTCAAGCCTCATTGATCGTGTTGCTGACCAGAAAACTGTGGTCTTTGAAGCTATCAATCACATCCGTGATAGTTGGTCTCTTGGCCTGAAAGCAGCTCTGGATGCTAGAGCGACGGCCCGTAAGGTCAACAAGTCAATGTCTCTTCCGGGGGACGTCCGGCGCTACAGGGATTGTAAGCGATTCACCACACTGGCTGAGTCCTTCATTGGACAGGCCTATGCTTGTGGTGATGTCAAAAACTGGCAGTTGGAGAAGTACTACAATGTTGTGTCAAACTTAGATAACACAGCATGGCATAGGAGCACGACTGCTGGAATCACAATCAACGACGTGGTACACATCAACGCGTGTGCAAGGATGAGTACTGTTGAAATGTCAAACAGTGAGTTTGGCGAAAGTAGATCACTTGGGTTTGAGGCTGGATCAATTGTCCACCAGGACAAGGCTGAGGCTGATAAGATAGCCAAGGCTGCCAAGTTTCCCAAACTTAGAGACGGACTTTCGCCAGCTGAGAGAGAGGCTGTGCATGGTATGCTAAAATTGGCTGGGATGGGCCAGAACCATTTGACTAGGCTGGTAAGAGGGGTGATCTTGTCCTTCGCTGCTGAGATGAAGCAGGAGGATCTGGTTTTACCCAATGATGAGAATCACATGGTCGGGGTCGAGTACACACCACCCCTGGTTTCTACAATCTGGGCTGATAAAGAGATGACCGGGATTTGGTGTGAGTTTCCGACCAGGAAGAAGTATTGTACGATACTCGCTTACCTGTGTATTGGATGGGCAAACCTTGATGTGCCCATTCGGGTGAAGATGTTGGACATACCACCAGATGGAAGGAAGGCTAATGTTATATCACTACGGAGGCCAGTCATGAATAATGTCTCTGTGGACGCACAGGACATAAGAATTGCATTGGCGGCGTATGCTCAATCACTCGGATGTGAGGACATCCTTGATAAGGCGTACGTGCTTGGTAGTATGCTACTGATGCATGACAAGATGCCAGCCATCCATCTACCTGCGACACTGGCAGCTGCAGATGTTGTGAGGCCGGCTCTGGGCACCAAACATTTGATAGACTGTCACAAGAGATCATGGAATCTGAGAGAAGGGTTAGTGGTGGCCAAGTACGCCTCAGACTGCATGGGGCTTTGTGTGAAGGAGCTGATGTCATCAGCATGGGATCACAAGGCCGAGAAGAACGTGACACAGGCACTCCAAAACCTGGGATGTGGTTCACTGCATTCCAGGAACTACATATACAACTGGCTGGCTGAGAACATCATATGGCCCGGTGCAGGGGTCATCTTTGAGCTTGACCCGTTGAACAAAGCCAGACGAGAGGTGATTGCTGAGTTTAATGACACTAGCATACTGCAGTATTGGTATGTTAACCAGGTCAAGGAGGTTGGAGGTGATTCGTTATGTGGAGCAATGTTGAGCAGCACGTACACCACCTACCCCTCAACCCAAATGGATGCGGCCTCAGCACGAGAGCTAGGAGTGTTGAGGCAGCTTGGCGTGGTCACGAACGGACCTATGTATAAGAGAGAGTTACGATTGCGTCGAGTAGAAGTAGATGAGGACAGAAAAGAGGTGATAGACGGTAGTGTCAGAGAGGGAAAAATATCTGTGGTAGCAGATGGTCTCTGTCTTGACATGAAGCCTAAAAGAGAGACGATGAAGAAGAAGAAGTGGCACAAGGAGAAAGAAAGAGTTAGGATAAACTCATACGATGATGATCCATTCGATTGGACAACAACATCCTCGGGTGGGGATGATTCAGAGTGGTACAGCACTGCGTCCGGTACTGAGTCTGTTGCCAGTAAGAAGGATGATGGCAAGGGAGATGTGCAGTATGATGATGATGACGACCAGGAAGAGGAGCTTATTGATGATCTCCAAGGACCAGTCGATGCTAGCGACAAGAAGGGCAAAGCCCCGGTGGACACTGCTACCGCACCAAGCACTAGCAAAGGTAAGCGCAGAGAGAAGGTGAGTAAGACTGTGCCTCTGGAGAGTGACTCATCAGCAGGGGAGAACGATAAGAGTGACAGAACAGAACAAGAGAAAAGACGTGAGATAGAAGAGTTGCGGAAAAAGTACGCCGAAGACCTCAAGCGTAAAGAGCTTGAAATTGAGCAGGCGCACGCTGAGAGGAAAGAGGCAGAGCGCAAAAAGAAGGCAGAAGAGGAAGAAGCTGATAAGAAGGCCCATGAAGACAAACAAAAGTCTGAGGCACCTGATGACCACGAACAAGAGAAAAAACGTGGTCAGGACAAGCCTGATGATGAGGGTGACGACCACGGACAGAAGGATGTTAAGGGCACCACATATGGTACATCACAGTTGGTTAGCTCTGGCCATACGACTGGAGAGCAGGAGTACTTCGAGGTAGGACAGTTTACTGTCCCATATAGAATGGCAGGTGCTAGTGTAGCAGCACTAACACCAGTGCAGGCATCTGAAGGGTTGTCTGAGGATGATGAAAGGTGTTATTACGTGCCTAAGGACTTAGGAACTGAAAAAGATGGAGAAGGTGGGTCAGACATGGATGTGAGCCCAGATGTGACCCAAAGGATGGCAGAAGCCGCCACACCACCGGTAGCGGCTAACCCAGTATTAGAGCAACTATACCAACAGGCACCTGAAGCACCAGCCCCGCCTGAGAAGAAAGACTATACTGAAGAGGAGAAGGCAGAGCGACGAAAGAAGAAAAAAGAGAGGCATAAGGCTAGGAAAGCAAAAGAGGCTGAAGAAAGGGCTGAGAAAGAAAAAGCTGATGAAGAGGCCATTAGTAAACACAGGGCTGTGTTGGCTAAAGACCTCAGTAAGCCAGGCAACTGGTTTGATGAGGTGATGGAAGAAGAGCTGAGTGACAAGAAGAAGTATGATGAAAGATTAGCTGAACTTAAGGCCGACATGGGTACTGAAGGGCCCGATTTACCTCACTACCTGCAAGACAAGGTAGGTGTTGAACAAATGGGCGAGCAAGCGTGGGAGGACGCAGTATTGCGGCAGGTAATAGCTGCTGAACATGCCCACAGGGCAACAGAACCCATATTTAGGGATAACTTTCAGAGTGACGAGGATTACTTGGCTGCGATGTATGATATTAATGAGTATGTGAGAAAGTCAGCATTTTGGCAGAAGTACAAGAAGAACTGGGTGCGTGAGTCTGAATTTATGGTAACGCACTGGAAGAACAGAAAACTAAGCAGTGACGTTGTGATGAGGTGTGCGAATTTGATGAAAGACATCTTTCCACAGACGTCACTAACATTTGCTAAGACGGGTAGGCAAGACGATAGGATGCAAATTATTAGATTGAGTGGTGTACTAGTTGGGTTGCTCGAGATGGGAAGTGTGTACTCAGGTGAGTGGGACAGGAACCACATGTTAATCCAAGCATGGGCATGGAACTGTCGGAAAAAGTGGTTAGACAACAAACTGGCACAGAAGGTATCCGACGTGATAAAAGACATAGACAAGTTCTATGATGACTTGGATGATATGGACAAAGACAAGTGGGATGACTGGTCTAGAAGAGAGTTTGGTGGAACATATCCAATCATACTCGCCAAACAAGTTAGATACAACTTGGATCAGGAAATACGGATATGTAAGGCTGGATCTGCAGTACAGGCAATATGTTACCTGACCGGGTTGCCAAGGCCGCTATGGGCATATGACGGCAACTATGAAGGTGAAGTTGAAGGGTTGGAACATGTAGGGGTTCCAATCACACAAGGATTGCTGAAGAGGTTTGAAAAGACTGAAACGGCGTTCGTACCAACCTACAGGAGGAGAAAAAAGAGGCTAAAATAAAATGTACTAGAAAGTGTCTTATTACTTGTATAATAGTATTAAGCTTGTATGTTGTGTAGTTAATAACTAATAAACTAAATTAGATAG